CTGTAAAAGTTGAAGAATATGATGACTTTCGTCCTGGCACTAAAAAGCCTAAACTGCGTGAAGATCCAGTTTGGTTAGTAAAAGTTAAACTTCCTGTTGAACTTATTAAAGAATTTAAAGATGGTTATATGGAAATTGAAGGCAGCGAAGTTGATCTACAAGAGATTGATGATGCCTATGAAGAAGGACTAGACCAAAGCGAACTAATGAACACAAAGACAGACGAGGAACAGCAGGATGGCGCTTGATCCACAGGACCTAGAAGGTCGCATTGAAAGCACAGTACACTTTGACGAGTACAAGCCAAAGATGGGCAAAGATGATGCAATAATTGTTGCTACATTTAAAGTTTTTGGCAAGCAGCCTGCAATGGATCTAGAAAACTTTATTGAAATGGGCTATGACTGGGTAATTGATGCAGAGACTAGTGCTGGAGAAATTAGCGAAGGTCGGTATATTGTTTTTGTAGAAGCAGAACGCCGCAATAGTTACCCGCAAAAGTTTATGAGCTTGATCAGCGATTTAAACAATCTCACAGATGTAGAAGATTGGAACATGGTTTATTTCGCAAAGCCAGATGCCAAAAAGAACGCAGTTCAACCTCTGTCACAAGAAACACTTGCGAACAGTGTTCCACTAAGTCCTAAACGCTACAGGAATGCGCAGACAGCCACAGTAGCAATTGAAAGTATACTAAACATAGCGAGAGTACCTCGCACAAAAGGAGATATCAATGAATTTAGAGCGTTTACAAGAAGATCTCGCAACTGACGAAGGCGTAGTATATGAAGTATACCTGGATCATCTGGGTTTGCCTACTGTTGGCATTGGGCATCTTATCCTTGAAAGTGACCCCGAGCATGGTGCTGATGTCGGTACTCCAGTAACAGAGGAACGTGTTACAGAACTATTCCAAAAAGATTGTGAAATAGTATTAGCGGATTGCCAAATCCTCTATCCAGATTTTGATGACTTGCCAGAAGAAGTGCAGTTAATTGTTGCAAATATGATGTTCAACATGGGCCGTCCAAGACTAAGCAAGTTCAAAGGCATGAAGCGTGGCGTTGACAATCGTGATTGGAATGATGCTGCAGATGAAATGGTTGACAGTGGATGGTACCGTCAGGTAACTAATAGAGCAGAACGCCTTGTCCAACGTATGAGAGCTCTTGCCTAATAAATACAGTATAACGTTGTATTAGGGAGAACGAGCGATGGGACTAGGATTTGATACACCAACAAATCCATACAGTGAAGCAATGTCACAAGGTGATATTGACACATGGTGGGCAAGCAAAGATAGAACAGCAGAACATGGCTGGGATGATGCGCATGGTTATATTATGCGTGATATTTCAAGCAGTATTCCAAAAGGACACATTATCAGACATGGTGTGAATGATGCTCGTACAAGTTATTACCTTACAATTAGCGGGCCAAGCATTAACAAAAGTTGGACATGAGCCAAGTAGCGTACAAACCAATTAAGTGCCAGAACTGCGGTGATAACAGTCATTGCGCTTCTGCAAACTGGCGCGAAGAACGAGACTATGACGGCGGCTTTAACATTATTAAAGTGTGTGATGCATGTCGTTGTAGTTTGTGTACTAAGAAAGGATATCAAGATGGTTAAAAAATGGATAAACAGTAGAATTGAAGAACGCACATCATGGGACGGCGCAATGCTAATTGGTGTTGGGCTAGTCATTCTTATTGCAGGGCCATTTGCTAAACTAGCAGCATATATTGCTATTGGTTACGGTGCTTGGACAATTTACAAGAGCGAATAGATGTTTAAAGTCTATGCACTAATTGCGCTTATAGGCGTTCTTGGCATCGCTGGATATGGTGCCAAGTATTATTACGACACAACGCAAGCAGAGATAGCAACGTTACGAGACAACAATGCTAAACTAGAAGTTGCGATTGAAACCAGTGAAGCAAGCATAGACACACTAAGAGCAGAAGCAGCGAATAACGCAAAACTACAACAAAACTTACAAGCACAGTTACAGGAAGCAGAAGCGTATGGAGACAATCTACGCAAAAAACTTCGTCAGTTAGACTTGCTTGGAGATGCATTACGAGATGCAGCAAATCTAGAAGGACGTATGAATGGCGCAACAGCAAAACTATGGCGTGAAATCATGGGCGAGACCGGTAGCACTGATGGCAGTAGCCGTCCTCTTCCTAAGTGGTTGCAGTCGCCTACAACCGGAGCCGGAGATCCAAGTAGTGACGCAGACGGTGAAAACAACAGTACCGATAGCGACACGACCAAAGCCAATTGATTTAGTTGACACCAGAGTATATGTAGTCAACGAGGCAAACCTACAAAAGTTTATTGAGGACTTTAAGGCAGAGAATGGCGACTTGGCTTTTGTTGCACTTAGCGTTAAAGATTACGAAAATTTAGCACTCAACGTTGCAGAACTACGCCGCTTTATCAATCAACAAAAAGAGATAATAATCTATTACGAAGAGGCAATGAAGCCAGATGCATCACCCAACAAAGAAAGCACTGAAACAAACTAATACTCGTTACGGTAATATGCTATATATACAAGACGATCCCACTATAGGTCGTGCATTAGAACTATATGGTGAATATTGTCACATTGAAATAGAAGCAATAAAAAGTTTAGTAACACCAACTAGTTGGTTTGTTGACGTTGGTGCAAACATAGGAGTACACACAGTAGGCGTTAGTCCATATGTACAACGTGTTATTGCGATTGAACCTGATCTAGATAACTTTGACCTACTAGTAAAAAATTGTAGCGGCTGTGGTTGTGCCAATGTAACTACAACAAGACTGGCTTTGGGTAATACATTTCAAGAAACCAGCACACAATTTAATTATGGCAAAACTACTCTCGTTCCAGGCTCAGATGTAAAAACTGCTAGATTAGATATGCTAGGTTTACCTCAAGTTGATTTTGTGAAGATAGACGTAGAAGGCATGGAGATTGAAGTGCTAGAAGGTATGCCAGCAACCCTTCAAGGATTTAAGCCAGACTTGCTAATTGAAATGCAGGATCCTACAACATATAGTAAGATATATGACTACTTAAACAGTTTTAACTACTATATGTACTGGATGCCAGTAGCAACATATAACACAAACAACCACAAAAAGAACGCTGACAATGTGTTTGGAAATCAGCATGGCGTTGTTAACTGGATTTGCAGTAGAGAAAAGTTAAATACTACATTACAAGCAGTTGTTGACAGAGACGACACTGTGGAAAGAATGATTTGGAGGAGAAATAAAAATGTGGGAGATGATCTCAAACATGGCGAGTGATCGCTTATGGATCTATACAGGAATAGCAGGATCACTTTTTGGTGCAGCATTTTTGTTTTGGTTCAAAGATACACGCATGGCTATATGGGCAGTACGAAAGTTTGATGCAAGTCTTGAATGCCTCGCTATTAAGTGGGGATGGACCTGGCTGCAAAACGATCCAAATGCTTGGCGTGTAAAGTATCCAAAAATTACAGATAAAATTGACGAATTAGAAGCACGAATTAAGAAACTCGAGTCTGAATAACCCAACATTGACGACTACGATTTTGTCTGCCACTCCAGTGTTTGCACTTGCTGTGCCACCAAAGTAAACTTCCTCTTTCCCACTTTAGGTCTTGGCCTTCTATTACTGTGCTTGTAAGACCACACAATGTAGGATCATAATTAACACTGTCAGGAACTAGGAACTGCATATAATTCTCTACTCCATTGTAGTGTGAATCCGTGTGTGGACCTACTGGAACACTACTGGTACAGTAGTGCCAAGTCTGTAGTTCCAAGGGTAGGTGAAATGTTGCACTTAGTCTTTCTATATAAGCATGTTTTGGAAAGTCTTCCAGATCTTCTTTACTAAAGTAGTTGTGTATTATTCCATAGTTCATATGGATATTTATGGAGTTAAAAGATTCTTAATTTATAAATATTGATATAACGAGGAGAATTTCAATGGCAAGTCCAACAAAAGAAGATATTGCTGCAGCAAAGTCGGCAGCAGGTTTCCATCCAGCAGATAGTAACGGTGATGGACATGTAAGCAAAGAAGAAGAACAAATGTATCTAGAGTTCAAGCGTAAAGAACTTGAAGATGCAGATGCAATGCGTGATGCACAGCGTAAGATGGCTTGGTTTAGTCTGTCGGGTATGTTGTTGTATCCAGCAATTGTTCTAGTTGCAGTGCTAATTGGTGTTGACCAGGCGGCTAAAATTCTTGGGGATATGGCAGCAGTATACTTTGTTTCTGTTGCTGCTATTGTTGCTGCATTCTTTGGTGCACAAGCAATGGGTGCAAAACCTAAAAAGTAAAAGTTTACATAGGAGTCCTAGTATAGTATAATTACAGTTATGAACTATTATGATGTACTAGGACTGGAACCTACATGTAGTCCTAAAGATATACAATCAGCGTATCGCACCAAAGCAAAACAGCATCACCCTGACAGTGGCGGTGATGTTGACACGTTTCATGCTGTTGCTGAAGCGTATGAAGTTCTCAAAGATCCGCATAAACGTGCAGAGTTTGACGTTCGTAACAGTCGCAGACAAAACATTAAAATAAACACTGGTAACATGGACAGTGTGTTTGATGATATGTTTACAGTGTTTGGTGGCGCAGGTTTCCATCCTAGTAAACGTGAATATCATCGTGCAAAAGTAAACAAAAATTTAGCCATAAGCATAGACTGTACACTGGAAGAAGTACTGGCGTACCAGGAAAAAACAGTAAGCATAAGACACACTAACGGAAGCAGACACTTAGTTAATCTTAAAATACCTCAGGGTGTTAATAATGGTACTAAAATAAAATATGGAGCACTAGGAGATACAACACATGCTCATTTGCCTCCAGGTGATCTAACAGTTACAATAAACATAGTAGAACATGAAGTGTTTGCTAGAGAAGGTGATAACTTAAAAATGCACTTGACACTTGGCGCATGGGATGCTATAATAGGTACAGTTGTGCAAATTAACACTATTGAAAATAAAACAATCAATCTTAATGTACCTTCGGGCACACAGTATGGTACCACTCTTAAAATACCCAAACATGGAATGTATAACAAGCAGGGCACAAGAGGCGATTTACTTGTACAAGTACTGGTAAAAATACCAGAAAACTTAACACAACAACAAAAAAATATATGCAAAAAATTACGGGATGACGAATGAAAACTGCTAGAGAAGTAGACAAAGCATTAGACACAGCAAGCAAGATTGCAGGCAAGTATGGTCATATGTATATTAGCACTGAACATATGTTACTTGCTATGTTTCAAAACAAAGATTTTGCCCAGCTCATAATTGAGTTTGGAGTACAACTAGATGAATTAAAACTTGATTTAGAAAGTCATGTTGCTGATTCATTTCAGAGTTCTCATAAAATTAGCCAAGTAAAAACCCAAGCACTAGAGCGTGTTTTCAATCGTGCGCTTACCAGTGTGTTGTTTAGTGGCAGAGAGAATGTGACACTACTGGATATCTTTATTAGTATTATGAGTGAAAACAATAGTCACAGTAGTTACTTCTTAATGAAATATAACGTTGTTAAAGAAGAGTTTATGCGTCATGTAAAACACAACAGTAGGCAACAGGGATTGAATAAACAACAAGAGCAATACTTAGATGGTATTGTTAACGAGTATTGTGAAAATTTAAACACTCAAGCAAGTGAGAAAACACTGGATCCTGTTATCGGCAGAGACGACATCATTGATGATATAACACAAACATTTGCACGCCGAAATAAGAGCAATGTTCTTATGGTAGGTGATCCCGGTGTTGGTAAAACAGCAGTTGCAGAAGGACTCGCTGTAAAAATTGTTAATAAAGCGGTACCTGAATATTTACAAGATCACACGGTGTATAACTTAGATGTTGCAAATATGCTTGCAGGCACACAGTATCGTGGACAGTTTGAAGAACGTGTAAAAGAAGTGCTGGGCGCACTTATTGAAAAAGGCAAATGTATCTTGTTTATTGACGAAGCGCACACACTTAAAGGTGCAGGTGCAGGCGGCAATGGAGGCACAGACTTTGCAAATATGCTAAAGCCTTACCTAGGCAGAGGCAAACTCAAAGTTATTGCAAGTACCACATGGGAAGAATATACTAGTAGTTTTGAAAAAGATCGTGCGCTGATGCGTCGCTTCTATCATGTTACTGTTACAGAACCAACACCAGCACTTGCTAAAAAGATTCTTATGAGCAGTAAAAAATACTATGAGAAGTTTCATGGGTGCAAGATTACTAAGCAAGCAGTTGAAGATGCAGTAGATCTAAGTGTGCGTTATCTCACAGACAAGAGACTACCAGATAAAGCATTTGATATGATTGACAGTGCTAGTGCAAAGCAACGTAGGCTTGGTATAAAGGACGCAGTTATTGATCGTCAAAATATCATCCAAGAAATTTCAAAGTTTGCAAAGATTCCTATTGCACAACTAGAGGACAATGAAGACACAGTCAAACCTCAGGACATTGAAGCAAGCATTAAGTCACAGGTATTTGGACAAGATAGTGCAGTAGATGGTGTACTTGAAAAAGTTTGGGTTGCTAAAGCAGGACTTAACAAGCGTGACAAAACACTGGGTGTGTTTGTGTTTACTGGTCCAACAGGCACAGGTAAAACAGAACTTGCTAAACAACTTGCAGAAGCAAACTCTATGAAACTACTACGTTATGATATGAGTGAGTATCAAGAGCGTCATACTGTAGCACGTTTTATTGGTGCACCTCCTGGATATGTTGGATTTGAGGACAGCAATCTTAGTGGCGGCTTGCTAATTCGTGATATTGAACGTAACCCGCACAGTGTTATACTATTTGATGAGATTGAAAAAGCACACCCAGATGTAAGCAACGTGTTACTACAGTTGATGGATGAAGGCTTTGTAACAGGATCAAACGGTAAGCGTGTGGATGCTCGTAACAGTTATGTTATCCTCACAACTAATTTGGGTGCAGCAGAATCAGAAAAACGTGTAATTGGATTTAACGAACAAGAGCATCACACAGAAGCAGTTGATGATGCATACAAGAAGTTCTTTGCTCCAGAGTTCCGCAACCGCATTGATGCAGTTTGTAAGTTTGGACCACTGCCTGAAGTTGCAAAGCGTAAAGTTTGTATGAAGTTTATTAAGGAACTACAAACGCAACTTAAAGAAAAAGGCTTTGCTCTACACATTGACGAATCAAGCATTGACATTATTCTTGCAAAAGGATATGACGATAAGATGGGTGCAAGGCCAATGTCTCGTGCTATTGATACTATGTTGCGTATGCCAATTGCTAAACAAATAACAGTTGACAATAACAAGAATGGCTGTAAAATTAAAATAAGAAATGTAGATAACAAGCTCGTTATAAAATTTAGGTACACAGATGGAACTATTACAGAAGCTGGAGGCTCTGAGCAATCAGTACAACCTCCCGTTACAGCATAACGACAGACTATTTTATAGTAAGTACCTGTATCGCTTAGAAATTATAATGTATCAGTATGGATATCCGGATCTGATGCGGGTACCTACTATTAACGAACTTGCCTACAAAGTAGATACAGAACATCGCATGGCATTTACACACACTTTGCGTAGATATGCAGATCAGAATGATGATCGCATGCGGGTAGAACGTGGCAAATACCTAAACTACTACACAAATGATATATCAAGTATTGAGAAACTTATAAACTATGTTTTAAGACTAAAGCGTAGAGAAGATGATTTAGCTGATACTATGTTGGATCTAAACAGCATTAGGTATTTCCCTGGTACTGTTTTAGAACGTAATATACGCTATCGTAAAAAACGGCTACCCTATGGCAAGTATCGCTTTCAGATACTTGGTGAAAGAATGGAATTGGAACAGTTTACAGACTGGGCAAACTGGGCAGCACAATACCCAGATACTATCCGCGTAAACAATAGCGATACTGTTCGTAGATGGGGAACATGGTGTGGAGAAAGCATTGGCTACATCACTGACGAAAAGATGCTACAACTTGTACAATTCAAACTTGGCTCACATATTAACAAAATAATTGAATTTCAATTAAGGGAAATAGAATAAAATGATGAACGAATCACTTCTAGCAACACTTGTAGAACGTAAACTTGTAACAGAGGAAACTATTGTATATGCAGGTGTTAAAAGTAAAGGCCTAGGCGGTAAAGATATCTTTATTAAAAAGGATGTGTATTGGTATCCAGGCATGCCAGCAGGTGCTATTCATGACATTGAAGGCATGATTCCAGAGCGTTTTGCTAAAGCATATAACATCAAACCTGACGGAACATTCAAAGAACATAAGAAGCGTGGACGTAAACCTAAGACAGAGTCAGCATAAATATACTATATTATATAGGAGATAAATTCCCATGGCAGAAGTTACAAGAAGTACCGGCACTAGCCACATGACCGTCGGTGTTCAACACGAAGTAGGATGTCACTGTTACTTGCTTACAGTACAGAATGCATCAAACACTGCGATTGACCTAAGAGCAGAAGATGATGCAGTCAATGAAGCAGTAGAAGCAATCATTATGGAAATTGCACCACTTGCTTACTTTATTACTGACAGTGCAGCAGGCACAGTTGCACTAATTATGGACAAAAATATTGATGATCACACAGAGTTGCAAACTCGTATCAGACGTATTGGTGTTGACAGTGGCGCAAGCACAACAAGTATTGGTCCTAATGACATTGACATTAGCGGTAGTGATGTGTTACCAATTCGTAGTTTTGGCTCATTGTCAACTGAAGGTGTAATGGCATTTACAGGTGCTAGTTAATGGCTAAACTAAACGAACAAATGTTGGTTATTAAAGTAAGTGAATTACTTAAAGACAATCAAGAGGCAAGGCCTCCTCTTGATCCAGAAGTACTGGCACAACTAGAAGCAGTGATTAGCGAACTAGCCGGCCCAGGTAAAGTAGTAGAACTTATTCAGGAATAACAATGCCAGCAACAACTAGTATAACATTATTGCCAACAACAACTTTCGGTACCTCAGCAGGTAACTATGATGGTTCCAGTGCAGCGTTTAACGGTGACAAAGTTAAAGGTGATGGTTATTATGGATTCAGTGACGGTGTACACACAACACAAACTCGTGTTACTGCACTGGTTGGCACAGTTAAAATACAAGGCACACTTGTAAAAGATCCTGCTAGTACAGACTGGGTTGACATTGCAAGTGTGGTTACCAGTGACGGCAGTACAGCAATTACTGACAGTTACTTTAATAACTTTACAGGTAACTTTGTTTGGATACGCATTGCAGTAAGTGATTTTACTGCTGGTAGCATAAACAACATCTTTATGGCACACTAATGAGTTATATTCGTTTCACAGCATCAAGTTTAAGCGAACAGCAAATGGAAACTATTGCTGCCGCTGTGGACATGTTCTGTGAAACTGTGTGCTTGGAAGATGACGATGCAGACGCTACTTACTACAGCACAGAGCTTGGCGAAAGCATTGAGTTTAGTGTAGCAGAAGATTTAGACGAACGTGTTGTAGAAGCAATCATTGAATCGCTTGCAGCACACATAGAAGATTTTACAGTAGAAGCAACCGGTCAATAAGGACCACATTCGATGATATTATGGTTGTTCGATAAAAGGAACCAGCATGGTTTCCTTCCGAACTTAATAAAAGATGAAACACTGGAACCTAATACCAGTGCTTGGTGGGATTTATGTATCAACCCACCTTTTTCGTATGAGTTTCGTTTCTTAAAGTACTGTAAACTGGATGGTGTAATACAACAATGCACACTGGTAAGTGATTACATAAGTGGCACAGCAAGTGCATACTATCCTATTACCCTTAACTTTTGGGATCCAGACATAGACTATATTGCACTCATGGATAAGCGAAGTCTTGAACGGTTTAAGCAAGGCGATTTCAAAGTGTTATTTTACTACAGTGAAGGAGACAATCCAGATCCGGAGATATACAATAGTCTAGAGCTTATGTATGCAACACACGGCATTACACAAGATAGTATACGATTTGTAACTGCAAATTATAAACTAAACAAACAAGAACCATTTGTATATTTTCCTGATGACGAAGTTTATTATAGATATTTGCAGTTGCTTGAAGGAAAGTACGTTAAGAAACATAATCTAGAATCGCGAGATAAAAAGTTTACCTGCTTGAATCGTGCAGACAAAGCATGGCGTAAAATATATGCAAGTTTTCTACACAATCTGGATGTCACCAAATATGGTTACTTTAGTTACACTGGCTACAAATATGAAACAAGTCATGTTGGTTTAGACGATTTCAGCATGTGGGAACATTATGATGACACGCTACAACAGGACATACTTAGTTTTGAATTGCAAATGCCATTTAAATGTGACGAACTATTAGATCACGAACACAACAATCACAAATTAATTAATTCTGACTTTTATCAAAATGCATACTGGAACTTTGTAGTAGAAACACACTTTGATAACAACACATGCTTCCTAACAGAAAAAACATTTAAGCCTATACTTAATTTGCAACCTTTTATTATCATAGGCAATCCTGGCAGTTTACAATTATTAAAAAGTTTGGGCTATAAAACATTTGAAGATGTAATAAAGGAAACATATGATACTGAAACGGATCACAGAGAACGTATGAGTATGTTGTTAAAAATGAGTTTTGATTTGTGTAACCTAAGTGACAAACATCATCGGCGAATACAAACTATAATTGCAGATATAATTGAACATAATCAGAAGAATTTTCTAATGCCAAAAGTACATAGAATTAACAACTTGCTAAACAGATTGGAATACAATGCCTAAAATACATTTTATGACACCTTGCTATGGTGGACAAATAACTGAAGTTTGTTTTAGTAGTTACTTGCAATGGACCATACTTGCGCTGCAAAATAACTTGGACTTTCAAATTGATACACTTAGTAACGAAAGTAATGTCAACAGAGCCCGCAACAGTTGTGCAGCAAAGTTCCTATCAGGCGATGCTACACACCTAATGTTTGTAGATGCTGATATACAATTCAATCCTCGAGACATTGTTAAACTTATAGGACACGACAAAGACATTGTAGGCGGCATTTACCCACAAAAGACACTGCCGCCTAAGATGGTTGTTAATACACTGGACAGTGCTAGAACAGAGGACGACTTAATTGAGGTAGGCACACTGGGTACAGGATTTATGCTAGTAAAGCGCACAGTATTTGAACAAATGATTGCAGCAGGTGCAACACCTTATAGAGACGACATAGGACTTAGTGATACTGAGAATAACAATCAGTATGATTTCTTTAACTGCACTATTGATAGCAACGGGCGTTATTTAACAGAGGACTGGAGTTTTTGTCGTAAGTGGCGAGAACTAGGTGGCACAATTTGGGCAGACACTACAGTAGCACTAGCACATGTTGGATACTATAGATTCCAACCAGACATGGGAGCAATTAAAATTGGAAACAATTAATATTAAAATAGACCTAAGTATAATTACACA